TGGCACACCTTGTGGTCCTGTTGGACCTGTAGGTCCAGTTGGTCCCGTAGCACCAATTGCGCCTGTAGCTCCAGTGGCTCCAGTAGGACCAGTTACTGTAGAGGCAGCACCAGTAGCACCAGTCGGTCCAGTCGGACCTGTTGCTCCAGTTAAACCAGTAGCACCAGTAGGTCCTGTTGGACCCTGAATTCCCTGAGCACCAGTAGGACCAACGTTACCTTGAGAACCTGTAGGTCCTGTTGGACCTTGTGCTCCCGTAGCACCAGTTGGTCCTGTAACAGTTGAGGCGGCACCTGTTGCGCCTGTAGGTCCTGTAGGTCCTGTTACACCTTGAGAACCAGTAGCACCAGTCGGACCTGTCGCTCCTGTAGCACCAGTTAGACCAGTGTTTCCCTGTGCACCAGTCGGTCCAGTAGGACCTTGAGAACCAGTGGCACCAGTTGGTCCAGTAACTGTTGAAGCAGCACCAGTAGGACCTGTTGGACCTGTAACACCTTGAACACCCTGTATACCTTGTGCACCTGTCGGTCCAGTTGGTCCAGTTACTGTGGATGCTGCGCCTGTAGGTCCTGTAGGACCTGTCGGACCTGTAACGGTGCTAGCTGCACCTGTTGCTCCAGTCGGACCTGTTACCCCCTGTGCGCCTGTAGGACCTGTAGGTCCGACTGCACCAGTAGCACCTGTAGGACCAAGTTGGGTATACATTACCTGAGTAGCAGTAACAATAACACCAGGAGTACGGGGCGTAGTTGGAGTAGTTCCAGCCGCAATAGTTTCAATGGAAACTGATGTAGACTCTGCTTGCCACCAGAATTCGATGTAATCATTTGCCGCAACAGTAAACACAAAGTTTACAGTTTCCAACATTTGACCATCAACGCCACCATGCTTGTTAGGGACAGTCAACTGACTTGAGGAATCTGGCATGTCTGTGCCATTTTTACGCAACCACAAGTTGGCGTTAGCAATAGACGAAGAAGTATTTACCAACTGCACTGAGATGGTGATGCTGTAAGTTCCAGCGTGCTGGAAAGTTAGGCGACCAGCAGCATCGTTAGCAACACCGTTTGCCTCATAGGTGTTGTTGATGTCAACTAGGTAAGCGGTGGTGGTGCTAGAAATGTTCTGAGTAGTGGTGTTATAGAACGAGCCGTAGTAACCTAGAGCACCACCAGCACCAGTTGCACCAGTAGGACCAACAATTTGACCTACGTTATCCCAAGCAGAGCCAGTCCAAATGTACAAATCACTGTTTGACTGAACAATGTAAGCATCGTTTACTGAGTTTCCAGAACCAGGAAGATTAATTGGGGCGGCTACAGAACCCTTCAAGTTGATAGAAGTACCCTGAGGACCTGTTGGTCCTGTGGGTCCTGTAACAGTGCTAGCAGCACCAGTCGCTCCTGTAGGACCTGTGACACCTTGAATACCCTGAGAACCAGTAGGACCAGTTGGTCCAGTAGCCCCAGTTGGACCCACATTTCCTGTTGCACCTGTCGGACCAGTAACACCCTGAGTACCCTGAGAACCAGTAGGTCCAGTAGGACCAGTAACGCCTTGGGCTCCTGTTGGTCCTGTCGGACCTTGAGAACCTGTACTACCTGTTGCTCCAGTAGGTCCTGTGGCTCCAGTTGGACCTTCAGTACCTTGATTACCTTGGATACCCTGAGGTCCAGTAGGACCAATGTTACCCTGTGCACCTGTAGGACCAGTTGCCCCAGTCGCTCCTGCTGAACCAGTAGCTCCTGTAGGACCAGTAGCACCAGTGGCACCAGCTGAGCCTGCAGCACCAGTAGGACCAGTGGCACCTTGAGAACCTGCATTACCCTGAATACCCTGAATACCCTGGTTTCCCTGAGGACCAGTAGCACCAGTTGGTCCTTGAGGACCAGTGGCTCCAGTAGGTCCAGTACTACCAGTTGGTCCTGTAGCACCATCTGAACCCACATAGCCATTGTCACCCTTAGGACCTGTTGGTCCTTGAGGTCCTGTAGGACCGCTATTAGCAGGAACGTTTACCCATTGTTGAATGCCAGCATCAAAAGCAAGCACATCACCATCAGCAAGCGTATCTGGGTTAATAAGCACGCTACGTAGTTCTTCCAACATTGGAAGGAATCTTGGAGAAACAAGGATTTGACCTTCAGTAGCATCTTGGAAAAGACACAGACCAACAGGAGTACCGTTGTATGCTCCAGTAGGGTAGTCTGTAGTAAGGAACCCAAGGTCATCTGTGGTAAAGACAATAGCGCCTTCGGTCATAGCCGAAGTGTCTAGGTTGTGAACTACACCAAAAATGGTGCAGTAACCCAACTCACCAGCCTCAATGTCTTGAGTAAGAACACCAAGGAAACGGTCAGTTGAGTAACTGTCACCAGTGATTGTATGGTCTACAACAATGTTTGCATTGTCAGAACCCACAGCGTAAACAGCTCTACCATTGTAAAGCTTGTGACCAGCACCGTTTTTAACTAAAAGATTTAGTTCTTGACCAACCTGAAGATTGGCATTGCCATCCTTCATTTTGAATTCAAGTGTACCTGCAACGTCATTCCAAGCAAGCTCACCAGGTGTGTGAGAGCGTCGGTCAACAGACGTATCGACCTTTACGGACGGTACGTGGATAGGTACATTAAACTGCTTAGTCAAAACAAGGCTCCTCTAGGGGATTAACCTACTACAACAACACGGTAGCTGTCAGCGCTAACGTCTCCAGATACCCATGAGAGAGTCACATTGTTGGAGTCAGTTAGTACTACGTCAACTTCAACTAGTGAGTTACCGCTAAGTTCACGAAGTTGAACAGTAACATCTTGAGTACCCAAGTTGTGGTTAACAACCCAAGTAATCTGACCACCAGTGTTAGTAAGAGCACTGTTGTTTACTGCGTACTTGCGTACACCATAGCCGCTGCTGACATTAAGGGCAACGTTTCCGCTATTGTCAATAGTAAGACCAGTACCAGTCTTTACATAAAGACCGCTGTCATTATCAAGACCACCATCAGTGTGGTAGTTTACCTTCAGTCCCGAACCAGATACCGAAAGGCTGTCTGAGTCTAGGGCTACTGAGATGACCCCACTGCTAATATCGATACCGTTACCTGCAGTGTATTCACCCGCAGCCGAGAACTGAGTCCAAGTTGACGCACCTGCAGTAAAGGCGGTTACAATCCAACCCTGAGCAGCATAAGTTCCCTCTTCAACAAGGACGTAAGAGCCTTCCTTGATGTCAGTGTCTGTAGGAACAGTAGACGCTACAAGAGTCTGTGAACCAGAGTTATAGATGTAGATACCATTTTCAGTGGCAGTATCCTGTGCTTTAACAAGAACACGGTCACCGTTAACAAGTGTTACTCCGCTAATTGGGTCTGAAGCATTTGCGGTAATGTCAATGTTTGTACCAGTTGCAGTACGTACCGAGCCAAGAACCGAAAGCCCCTGGGCTACGCTATCAACATATGATTGAGTAGCAATACGAGTAGCAGGTGATGAGTTGCTACCAATGTAGGCATAGCCTGAGTCAGACTCAAGGATGATGTCATTGTTGTAACCATTAATGACTAGGTTTGCACCACCGTCGTAACCAATTACTCCATATTGAGTTCCACCAGAAGTGTAGAACTTTTGGAAACCGTGAACGTCAACTTCTGCTTCGCCAGCGCTGGTGTCAATGGTGAAAAGATTGTTTCCACTACCATCCTGAACACGAACAAAGCCGTTCTGCTCGTAGTCAGAACCACCTACATATAGACCCTGTGCAGCGTATACGTTGTTGCTTGCAGTAATGTTGTGACCGTTGCTGGCTACAAGGTTACCGTTAACAACTACTTGACCATCTGGAACCAGGTTAATGTCGCCACTGTGTGATTCAAGAACCAACTGGTTGCTAGCAGCAACTGACAAGCTTCCATCGTATGGGTGAGCAACGATGATACCTAGACGGCTACCGCTAGTGTCTCCACCATTCCAGAACTCAACCTTTGGAGTGTGGAACTCGTTGGTGTCAGTGGTAATGGTTCCGTTATCTGCATTAAGGTGCAAAGAGTTAACGTCGGTACCAATGATGCCTGAATCAGCATTGATGAATAGGTTGTTGTTGAACCAAGTAAGAGTGCTAGCTGGGTTAATACGAACATCGCCAGCATTTGACTCAAGCTGAAGCTGACCACTGATAGCGGTAAGACGAAGCGAAGCATCCGATTGAGCAGCAATAACACCCTGCTGAGTACCACTACGCCAGTAAGAAGTTTTCTGAACCTGAATCTCACTATTGAGACTTAAGTAACCACTATCTACAGTGAAGTTAGTGGTATCTACGGAAGAAATAAACTGGTTGCCAGACTCAGAGGTAATGTAGTCAAGCCAGATAGTTCCGTTGTACTGACGAAGGTTACCAATAACGGTGTCGAAGTAAACTTGACCAGTTACTGGGTTTGATGGAGCTGAAGCAAGATTCTGGATAGCTGCGTTCTGCAGTTCGTTCTTGTTCAGGTTAATTGGTGTCAAGAAACTACGTGACATAATCTTTCCTTAGGATAGAATCGCAGTGCCAGCAAGCGGAACTGAGAAGTGAATAGTTAAGTGTCTATTGTCAATGTGCACAACGTTACCCTCAGTCTGTGTTCCCTCTTGCCAAATACTGCCACTACTATCAAAAACAGTTACATTTGGAAAGAACTTTAGATTGTGAACTACAGTCCAAGTATTCGAAGATGCGTTTTGTGTATGTTTATATGCAACTGCTGGAGATTGATTAGGAACACCAGGAAGTAGCGCAATGTCTACTTCAGGCTGTGCCTGGTCATTTGGTATGCCAAAGTTAGGGTCACTATATGACGGACCAGTGGGACCCACAAACGGGGTTCCACCCTGCAATAGCGCAATGTCTATTTCAGGATAGATTGGAGGATTCGTCATACAATCACTTCGCTAATGCGTTCGGTCCAGAAATTGCCACCGATAATCTCATTAGGAAGAATGCTACCCGTATTAGGGTCAGTGTGGTCAGGGTCAATTAACTGAATAGACCAGTAAGTACGCCCAGCCATAGCCATAGTTTGGTTAGGTGTCAAAGTTAAAGTGGCAGTGTAGGTACCGTCCGTAGGTCCATCAACAGACAATCCAAAGTTTTCGACGACCAATACACTGCCACGCTGATTAAGGATTTTAGCTACGAACGAGCAAGAATCGTCGTAGTCTCCTGTAAAAGTAACCGTCTGATTAAATGCACGGTTCTGGTAAGCCAAGAGCTCCCCACCATCAGTAGCCCAAACAGGTGGCTTATCACCATAAGTAGGCAAATCAGTGTGAACCCGTTGTGGGTAAGAACGGTCATCCACTTCCTGAGGCTTATAAACAGGAACGTAACGACCAGTAGCCTTCGACTGACGCTTAAACGTGTACACCTCAATACGGTACAAACCAATACCAAGAAGAGTACAAAGCTCAGCATACTGAGCCTTACGAGCAGCAACCATGTCCATTAACTGACGGTAACGCTCACTACGAGGAATAGAAACACCATCAGGAGCCTGAATATCAATATCAAACGATGCATCAGTAGCCAAAGTATACAAAGCAATAGCAGTAGCATAAATAGCCACAGGATACTCTTCAACAGAAGGCAAAGTAGCCATAGTTAACTTACGACCAACAGAGTCAGTGTGACCTGCACTGTGCTGGTCAACAGCATCATTGACTAGCCTAGTCATCTCAGCCTGAGTAAAGTAACGGTAATAAGTACCAGTAACAAGAAACTGAACTCCATCAGCAGGCAACCCTTGAACAACCAACACACCAGTAGACTCTTCCACATAAGAAGTGGAGGTAACATCATTACCATCTTGATAAACAAAAACAGAAGAAGAGTCAAGAGGAGAATAGTGCAAACGGAAACGGTTAGTCGTACCATCAGCCACAAACGTTTGCACAAACGACTGACCAATGTCCCCAAGTTCTAACCGAACACGGTCCACTAAACTTGAAACAGTTGCCACGTTTCCTCCAATAATCTACTTCTACTATGTTCCCCGATTTCAAGCAATAAAACATGCCAAACGCAAATAACCCGCCCTGCTTGAGGATGGCGGTTACAAGCAGGACGGGCTATTTAGATTAGGGTTAAGCTAACCAGAGGTAGCCAAGTCCCTGAAGGTAATTCGCTAGGTGGCGAGGCACCTTGTAACGAACACCAGCCTTGAAGTTGTACTCCTGAGGAGTACCATTCACAACGCCAAAAGTCATCTGTTCAATGTCAGACAAAGTGCGGATAACAACCATGTCGTTATTGAGAGAAACACCCACTTCTTCAATCTCATCGATTAGAAGCGGCTGTTCTGGGGTTTGAGGGTCAAAAATGTCATTCTCTAGACTTTGAGCCTCTAGTTGACGAGATAACGAAATCTCATCCTGTCGAGCTGCAAGCTCTGCTGCACGCTGCTTAGCAGCCTGCTCGGCTGCACGTCCTGTAGTGTCCTGAGGACTAGTTGGTTTAGTTGCCACGATATTAATCTTCCTGTTTAAACGGAGTGCTAAGTAAACTTAGCGTGTACCTATATAGTTTTTCTTATAGTGATGCTTCTGTGTTGCTAAACTTTTCAAGATAACTAATAGCATTTTTTAATGTTGTAATGTTGTCTTTAGCTTGACCCAACATTAGATTACATGGGTGGCATAAGATACCCCGAACTTGACCAGTTACATGGTCATGGTCAACATGTGGATTTTTATCTTGAGTAGTAAAGTCAAATCCACAGATAGCACACTGATGTTTTTGCGAAGCAAGCATTTGCTCATAGGTTTCTATAGTGAGTCCGTAAGTAGACTTCAGATTATGTTTACGTAGCATTGCTGAATCCCGCAACCTATTTGGGTTATTAGGATTGTGGCGGCTACGAACTTTAGTAGGGTCTGGTGCAGGACCAGGGACTTTTCGACCACCATTACGAGTCAGGCGTAAAGCAGTGCGGTAATGTGCCTGGCACAGTCCACGAGAATGAGAAAGCTTATTGCAACTTTCTTTCCCACAAATACGCACACCAGAATCATTAAAACGGGCAGGCAACAAAGCAGCCTGGGCAACATTAACATCTTCGTCAGTAGGTCCAGTAATAATACGGTCTAATTCACTCATACTTATAGTGTAGCACACAAATCGAATACCATAAGTATTCTCCAGATAAAACAAAAGTGGGAGCCTTTCGGCTCCCACCCTTGTAAATACAGGCTACTATGCAGTATATACTTTATTGATAGCCTGGTCGGTTATAATCCCGAGTCCCCAGATGGCATACCATGCTAGTGCGTGCTCACGACCAAAGTCAAGAACACCACCATCACGAAGCTCAACTGGAAGCGAGATAGCGTGACCGAATGCGTTGTCACCAATCATGATGGACTCGTAGACGTTGGTCTGTAGAGTACCAGTTGGAGCCGAAGCGCCTGGGTTCTCTGGGTTACCACCAAGACCTGGACCAGTGTTAGCCTTTACAGGTGCGCTGTACTGGTCAGCTGGTGCGCCAACTAGCGAGCTGTAGTCAACAGTCGAACCCGAAGCAAGAAGCTTAACCTGGGTTGTCTCGATGAATACAACGTCGTATAGACGACCAATCTCACCTAGCATGAAGTTACCTGGAGCAGCGTACTTGGTAACTTCGATGAACTCTGGGTTCGAGCGAAGGTCACGAGACTGCTTAGGGTGGATGAACTGAACATAGGTCTCACCGATGCGAGGGATGTTCTTCGATGCAAGTACAAGAGCTGAGTCCTTGATTGCACCAGTGGTTAGCTTGTGGTACTGGGTTACGTCTGCAAGAGCAGTAACGGTTGTACCCTCATCGTAGTTGGTGAATGCGCCGCCGCTGATTGAGTGGCGGTCATAACCGAACGAAGCTGAGGTAGCTGACGATAGGGTGTTGCGAGCCTGGATGTCCAGGTACTGAGCCATGTGGCGACCCAATAGACGTGAAGCCGAAGCCATGATGTCATCGAACGAGGCGTTGAGCAGTAGCTCAGAAACAGCGGTAGCGTAGCCGTGCTCTGCAACGGTGATAGCAATCTGCTCTGCGGTTAGTGCTGTGGTGGTTAGACGTACACCTTCGGTTAGTGGGGTTGGGTCCACTGCGAAGTTCTTGTAACGTAGGAAGTTAACACGTAGACCAGGGGCTACACCAAGCTCGGTCTTCTTTACAGCGAACTGCTCGAAGCGTAGGATTGGCATTGCCTGGAATAGGATTTCCTTCGACCAGATGGTCTGAATTGCCTGCGACAGCTGCGAGTTGCTGCCTGAGTAAGCGGTAGGGGCTCCTGCGAGCTGACCTGTACCTGTAATAGCTGAAGCCATTATGGGTTTCCTTTCGGGTTAGTTAATGTAGTGATACTTTTTGGAAATTAATTTCCGAAAAGACCCTGACCTCTGTTATTGCTGGCTGCTCCAAGAATCTTGGAACGTTTTTCGGCGTATTCCTTAGCGCTCATGTTTTTGATTGCGTCAGGCGTAAACGAGTATGAGTCCGAGTTGTTGTCGAGGGGTCCTGATGCTGGAGCGGTGATGCTTGCTCCAACCATTTGTTTGCGAGAGTCTTGCTGGGCTGCAGCAATGCTCTCGAAAATTCGGGTGGAACGAGTCTTGAGGTCAGCGATGCTTTGCTCAATCTCTTCCTTGGTGTTTCCAGATACTAAGTCGATTAGTTCTGGTGCGATGCTGGACTGTTCTGCAGCGAGGCGCTGTGAACGGTAGTTTTGCAGCTCGTTGTATTCACGCTCACGCTCAAGCATTGCAAATGCACGCTCACGCTCTTGGCGCTCAGACTCAAGCTGCTTCTGCCATTCGCTTTCCTTAGCTTTAAGGAGTTCCTTGACAGACATTTCATCTTCTAGCTGTGCCTTTTTAGCTGCTTCACGCTCAGCACGCTTTGCAGCACGCTCAGCTTCACGCTGTGCTTCTAGGGCATTAGCTTCTTCACGTTCCTTGCGGAGAATGGAGACTTCCTCTTGAAGCTTCTCTAGCTGTGGGTACAACTTGGACTTCTCCTGTGCACGAGCCTCTTGAATTCGCTTTGCAACGTCATCATTTGCAGGGTTAGTGCTTGTTGTAATCTCAGCGTTAAATGCTTCAGTTGGGTTTGGTGTTGCCTCAGCAACTTCTTGCGTGTTTTCTACCGACATTTGTTCTCTTTTCGTTATCTTGGTCGTTTTCCGAATTAATGCCACATGACCTTTACCATTTACAACTTAAGTTTTCATTAGAAATGAAAACTAATGTTGTTAAAAATAAGAATTACATAAAATTCTTATTTAGTCTTTGTCAACTGTTCGCCTAGCAGGAATTTTTGTTCCATAGGCTTGAGTGATTAAGTTTGCTCTAATCTGTTCTTCACCTTGAAGTTCTTCAGATTGACCATTCAATGCTGGGTCTTGAACACTGTCCTTTGTTTCTGGACCAGTAATACCATCACCAAGAACAGAGCCATCGCCCATCATCATTGGGTCCATAGGAGTAGCAGTTCCGTCAGGACCAGCCATCATGCCAGTCATGTCCATGATTTGCTTTTGAATCTGTACCTTGACAAGGTTCAAAGCACCCTCAGCCTCAGCATCTTCAACAAGTTCAGCACGAATCTCTTGGAGCTTCTCTTCAGGGAATTCTTCTCCAAGGGCACGCAAAGCGCCTTCCTTAGATTCAAGACCCATAGTCATCTTCTGCTGAAGCTCGTTTAGAAGTACAAGCTTGTCTAGTGGAAGTGGTGGAGGGAAGTGAGCGTAAGTGACATAAGTTATAGGGTCATTAGGGTCTAGCTGAGTTAGCTGACCTTCCTTGATTGGACCATCTACATCAGGGTTGTATGTAAAAGTCTCTGGTTCCTTGACTGCAAGGTTTAGTAGAACTAGCTCATTGATGCGCTCAAGTCCACGACCATACTGTGCAACCTTTTGGCTGTGACGGTTCATCAATGGCTGGAACTGAATGGATAGCGCAACACCAGAAGTATTAGATACAGGGGCTGTTTGACCTAATGCAGTTTCAGGAACTTGCATAAGTTCGTGCATTGACATCTTCAACATTTGAAGATACTGCATTGCACCGTTTAGACCAGCGGCTCCGCCCTCAAGGTTGAATACCTGTGAGTCCTTAGGCAAACCTGCCCAAACCTTCTTAGCTCCCTTTTCCAAGTTACCAGCCTTGGCACCAACAATAACTGTTACAGGAGCAGCGTGATAGTTGATGATATCTGCGATATCAGTGGAGATTTCATTATAGGAACGGTTAATAGAGATAATGTCTTGAGCGTCTGATAGACCCCATGGAGAACCCGATACAGGAATGTTTGCAATGTGTACAACAGGGATTTGACCAAGCGGGTTAGGACGTGAGTCAATAAGTTCATCATTTACATATTCTTCAATGATGTCATCAGTAAGAATCTCAGTATAAGTAAATACTTGGCGAGTTCCCTCAAGTGATGTTCCCCAGAAACGATACTTTTGCTTGAAACGCAATAGACGCTGACGGTCATGTGGGTGGAACTCAGGAAAACAGAAAGCAGGGTTTAAAGGTAGAACACGAACACGACCTGGGTGAAAGCGACCAATCGAATCTTCCCAAGCTTCTTCATATGCAATCTTTACAAAACAGTCACCAGAAACAGCACCAGTTTGTGCCATTTCAAAAAGAACTTGCTGCTTGTTATTATCTATTTCCCAAACTCGTTCTAGACGGTCTGGCACAATAGCCTCAGTTGCTTTAGGGCTACGGAAGTGAACACCATTGCCAAAAGTAAAACGGGCAATGTAGTCAATAAAAGCACGGTAATAGTTCAGGGAAATCTGCATTTCGCCCTGCTCACGTCGGTAACCCCAGTGGTGACCGAGGTACATAGCCCAGTTAAGTGAGTAACGGTTTAGTCGAGGACCGTGAACCTCAAACTCTTCATCAGCAAGTTCTACAAGCCCAAGTGGCGAGATGCTAATGGTAAGGTCAGATGAACCTGCACGGTATGAAGGAGGGGAAAAGTCAAGAAATGACATTAATTCTTATCCTTCTTCTCATTCTTTTTTGAACGAGGATTGTGGTCATTGTGGGCACGCTTTTCTGCAAGCTTTCTTTCGAACTGTGCCTTTAACTGCTTATTGCGCTTAGTCTTTTCGCTGGTCTCTTCAAACCTGCCACCAAGCTCCTCGTAACGCTTGTGCACCCAAGCCGAAGCACCCGCTGATGGGTATGGGTGATACTTGAGCCTGGCTTGAGAGACCACCATTGCCCATAAGTTTTCGTTACTAGGTACGGATGCCATCATTTTCCTAACGTTGAACCTACCCCCACACTAGTAAGTAAGTGTGGAGGTAGGTTGCTAAACGTTTATTAGTCGTTTACTACAGTCGGGTTTAGACGTGCAGTACGACCACCTGAAACCATCTTCTGTTCAACAACTTGCTCTGCGTTGTGCGAGAACGAGCCGTGAGCAAACTCTGCTAGGAAGGTTGGTGCTTCAATCCATGCTGCTGAACCAACGTGAGCACGCTCGCTCATGGTCTCTGCAGCAGGCTTCTGCCATACAGGTGCGTTGCGGTTTGGACGACCAGGAGCTGCTGCGAAGCCGCTCATGATTCCCTTCTGGAAATCAGTTGGAACGTCAGTGTCAGTTGCAAGACCCTCTTCAAAACGCAGTGGACCACGGCGCTCTGGGTTACCAGCAATCTTCATTTCGTAACCCTGAGGTGAACGCTCAGGGAACTGTGGGGCTGGGGCAATTCCCATGGGAAACTCCTTATATATAAGTGAAATTCGAATTTCACTTATTAGTGTGACTTATTATTTAGTGCTTGTATTGCTAAAAACTCTAAGACCACAAAAAGTTTGAAGTAACTTCAATAGTTGGCATTGTTAGGTCTTTAGTCAACGAACATGCTAAAGCTAAAGAGTCCACATAGTCATCGTGAGCGTGAGCCTCATCAGGTGCTGCAACCATAAAGTTTGGACCTTTGTATTGGACTTCAGCGTCAGTCATTTGTTGAAAAAAGCGTTTCCAAGAACGCAAACGCCGAGTCTTTGCATGTGCAGGATATGAAACGCTACCACGTTGAATAAGTTCTTGTAGATGCTTAAATCGTTTTGACTGCTCAGACTGACTAGAAGTAATTGATACTACGTCAGTGTTAGGCATAAGAATTTTTAAACGTTGTGCTACTGCGTCACCAACACCGTTAGCATCGATTCCGATAGCCATAACATCGTAGTTCTTTAGGAAGCTTACAATTTGATAGTATTGTTCTTCCCAGTCATCGCCTTGCAGTTCTAACCAGTTCATTACACGGTGGTCATAATACCCAAGGTCATCAGGTCTATCCCAGTCAACCCACACAACAGTCACTACTGTGGAGTCCATCTTACGTGCGGGGTCAATACCAACAACTACTGGGGTAGTATGCCAAAGCTTAACAATCTCCATGGAAGTATCGCCAAGCTCTTCAAGCTTGCTAGAAGAAACAAACATTCCTCGCTCAAGCAACCACTTGCAGTTGTATGACATTTGGAACTCATCAGAGTCTTCACTAATACGAAGCATTTCCTTCTTAATGAAGGCTTTATAGTTGTCGTTGTATTTTGCAACGTCACGCCAGTCCCACTGGAAGTGATTTTGTCTTTTGCCTCGCTCAGTTTGTACACGTTTATTTAGCTGAATAGAGTTATAAAAGTTATTTTTACGAGTAGTAGGTGTACCAGTTTTTACCATGATACCTGCATAATAAGCAAGCATTGGAGAGATAGACTTTTGAACAATAAAGTCATCTGCTTCTTGACACTCATCAATAATGATTAAATGGAAAGACTTAGACTCAATCTTTGCACGAGGGTTAGCGGTCATCATCGTGATTGTAGACCCAAGCTTCTTCAACTTAATCTGACGAGTAACACCGCCAATACGTGCTGCAGAATCATCAATCTCTGGGTCAGCAAAAACTTCTTGGGCTCTTTCAGAAGTTAAACGGTTTACTGTACGGCTAAACAGCGTTTCTGCCTGACCTTCAGTAGGAGCAAAAAGACCCACCCAAATACCATCTTTATACTTACTTAATAAATCTGGATAAACCTTAGCTAACAAAGGCAACAAAATCATAAGAGTAGCTACTGTGTTAGCAATAGTCTCCGACTTTCCTGACTGACGTGCAGCTAATGCAGTCAGTTCATCACCTTTACCAATTAGTACGGCTTCGATGATTCTGCGAGAAAAAGGTAACTGGTATGGGTGAAGTTTGTGACCCACTAAAACATTTTGAAAATCAAGAATTTTATCAATCAGTCTGTCAATGAACTCTTGACTAAACTGGTCTTCTTCTTCCTCGTCTTCAAGAGAAGACTGTTCAGGATGCTCTTCTAAATAAAAATCAGGATTGATTTCCTCAAATTTATCTTCTTCAGGATTAAAACTCACTTAGTGCACGCTTCTTTAACTCACGAATAACTACAAGTAAAGCTTCAGCATTTTCTTCAGCTTCTAAATAAGCTTGCTCAGTTTTTTCTCCACGACCAGCGAGAGACTTTCCAATACCGTAAAGAGTAGTCTCTACGTATGTGACTAGTTCATGCGTCCCAATCCCAGATACCCTCTTCTCCAACTTCGACTGCTGGCGGGGTCCATCCTTCGAGAAAATCTTCATCACTCAATACTCGTTCCTGAACCGCTGTTCTTAAAGCGGTTTCTTCGTCTGTTTGTCCAGTCCATTTGCCAACTACTAACGCATAGTACAAAGGCAATCTAATAATAAAAGGTTTTGAGTTTCTGTAAGGGTAATCAATTTCTTGAGTATCACCACGAACTACTACTTTTTTACCCCATGCAACTGGGAGTCTAAAAAATTGTACAAAATGTTGTTTTCCGATGTTGTGTACTTTTGGCATTTAACTTGCTTTTCTATTACCGTTCTTTGTTTGAGCTTTATTTAAACCAGCTGACTTGCGATTAATGTCTGCTTTAATTCTGTTTGGTACTTGAACTTCTTGACGCTTGCGACCACGTGGGCTTTGTTCCAAACCGTAAAATGCGCCTTCTGGCGAACCAGTTTTGAACAAAGTCTGCTTTGTCCTACCCTTACGAGGCTTTTGAGTAACCTGTTGTGTACGAGCAACACGATAAAGCTGTTCTCTAATTTGAGGGTCAATGTTATCTGGGCTAATTGGACCTCTAGGTTTGTTGATAAAAAGACCATCAACTTTTTGCTTACCATTGACGAACCCTTTATTTAACCAAGGGTTTCCTTTAGAGTAAGAAGATTTAAACGCAATCCATTCTTGCGGAGTTACTTGGTAGTAGTTATAGAAAGTTCCATCCCTAAAAACTACTGTCATGACTTGCCGCTGAGTGTCATAAGCGGCGGCTACTGTTCGTGGGCGACTATAGTTTGTAGAAGATGTAGGGATTTCTGTAGAGTTATCTTCAGCATTAAAAGCAGCAGACTGGTCACTATCCCACTCATCAGATTTATTAAAACTAGTGAACTCATAATCAGTTGGCTTATAAAAAGTATCACTTTGAGTGTTGTAGATGTTCTGTGCTTGCTTACCTGCCTGCGTACGCAGGTCGTAACTCAACCCTGAAGTGTTACCCACCAAAGGACCCAAGTTAGCTTGAATGTTAGCTCTATTAAGCTCATTAGCCATAAGTCCTCCTAAAAATAAATAACCCTGCTACCAGTCTATTAGTAGCAGGGTTATTTAGTGGGCTAACTATTAGCTGTTTGCAGCCCAAGGAGTGATGGTGATTGCAGCACCGACAGCGATGCTTCCTGCGCCAGCAGCAATGCTCTGGGTCTTGATGGTTGCAGGAGTACCGAATACAACACCAGTTCCTGAGCTGAGAACTGTGGTTGCGTTCGAGGTGAACTTAACCTGGTTTGTGCTGGCGTTGCCAGTAACAGTCCAGGTACCGTCAACGGTTCCAGTAGAGGCGATGGTAATCTTGGTGCCAACTGGGTAAGCAGCGGTAGCACCAGTAGCGGTGATGGTTACTTCAGCGTTGCCAGCAGTACGAGCAATGTTGGTGATGCTCTTGTTAGCGTTGGTTGCACCAGCAGCAGTAGTGATAGTGAACTCTGAGTCAGTCAGAGTGTCAACTGCATCTGCGGTTGCCTGTCCTAGTACGTTAGGAACGATTGCGTAAGCAGTTCCAGAAATGAAAGCACCGTCATCGTTTGGAGTGTACTGTGGGTAGCCATTCCAGCCAGTTTCAGCGATTACGTGGTTGTCCTTGGTGTAGTCAAGGTTGGTGCCGCCATTGTCACGACGAACGTCGTTTGGCTGCAGTGGGAAGTTACCCCATACAAAGTCAACTGCTACGTTACCTGCTGTGTCCAGCAAGTGTCCGTCTTGGTTTGTTGCCATGATTTTATCTTTCTCTAGAGTTTTTTGTTACTTTCCCGTGCACTGGGAAACTTATAAGTTTTCACAATCATGGGCTTCAAGCTCATTCTCGTAAAGGACATCGCCACAATCTTTGCAGCGAAAAAGTTTTACATCGGCTAATGAGTCGTGTAAATAGTCCGAGGGTTCGGGAACATGCTCTCTCAATGGTGCTGCGAAAATCTCTGAAGGAAATGGTCCATGTGCAGACCTGTAACCTTTTGGAGTCGCATGACCTTGAATAGCGTCCCTACGAATTAGAGGCATTTATTTTTTCGAAGTAGTAGTCTTTTTTGAACTAGTGGTTTCTGCTACAGGTTCTGCAGCAAGAACTTCTTCAACAGTAGCAGAAGGCTCTGATTCTGTCGCTGTAACTACTTCTGGCTCAACAACTGGTACTTCTTCAACTACAGGAGTTGTTGGGCGAAGTGGTAGTTGACCTGCTTGCTTTTGAGACAGTAGGAATCTAGGCAAGTGTAGTTGGCAGTAGTGGATAAGGTATTGCTCAGTTACAGCGTAAGTGTAAAGAGCTTCACTTTGACAGTTAGCGCAGGTAGTCATTAGTAGCCTCCTCTGCTAGGCTTTGGCATTTTCTTTTTAGGCTTTTTTACAACAGGACCAGTAGGAGTTGTAAAGTCAACACCATGCTGGTGAATCTTTACAGCAGTGCCAGGCATAATGTTTCCTTTCTTAGCTTGGTTAATAGCAAACTGCGTAGCATTCAATGAGTTTGCGTGTCCAGCGTTTAACTCGTTGACTTTGTTTCGACCTTCTTGTCGAGATTTAGCTAGTTCATGCTTACGGTTTAAGAGACTCTCAGCAGATGTGTGAGCTCTAGTTAAAGCGTTTTCAGAAGCAGTGAATCCTTGTGCAACACCAAGTTCAGTTAGACGGTGTTCATGAGCTTGCTGGGCAGCCTGAGCGTTAAGCCCGTGAGCTAAAGCAATTTGATTTAAAGCGCCATACTGTTGGCTGTGATTGGCAATAGCTGCACCAATGTTATTAAGACCTAAGCCAATAGCTCCTGCTAAAGCTTCACTCATTAGCTGTCCTTACTTTCAAGTTCTTCTTCAATGTACTCAAATTTGCGTGCACCTTCATCTAGTCTCGCATCAATCTCGACTAATTTGGTCTCAATTCGCTTTACAGCATCTTTAATCGATGACCCACCGTTATGCTTCAGTTCAGCTTCCACGGAGCTAATACGCTCTAACATGCCTGCTTTTTTAGGGTGAAACTCGTCACCTGGTTCGCCAAACCAGTCCTTCATAAATAAGTCAACTGAAGATGTAATTCTTCGATAAGTAACTACTACTGGAGTAACTATTCTCCACAAAATGCCCAAAGCTCCTCCTACTGCAATAATTGCAGCAGACCACGCCAAAATAACTTCAGGAACCATTTTATACTACTTACTTACTCGGTTGCCGCCGCCGAAACCTTCTCCAGTCGGACGACCTCTCCTAGCCCATAGTCGGATACTAGGAGACTCATTTGATTTTGGGTACTTAACAGAAGCAGCCACTGACTCTAGGGACGACAAGAAAGCACCACGCATGATGCCATTCCTGTTGTTTGGAGCCAGTGGCTTTCTGTCAATCATTAGGCTTTAGAAGCCTCTGTTACTGGGTTTGGGATGTGGTCATCGTCATCACCAAGAAGCTCTGAGAAGTCTCCGAAGTCCTCAAACTGTACGGTGTCTTCTGCAGACTCCTTTACAGCCTGTGCGATGTCCTTGTTGTCAGCTGCAGCCTTAGCTACTGCTGCACGGAATCCCTTTTCGATGTCTTCGTTTGAGATGTCTGCATCCCACGCAAGCTGAACACCGAAA